GACGGGGCTGTTGAAGCTCCGGTTTCACCTCGACGAACGCCCCACTTCATGCCCTTGACGCCGTGGTGCTGGAGGACGTCTCCCATGGCGGAGCGGCCTCGTTCGAGCTGAGACATCGCGACCTCCAAGTCACGGTCATAAGTCGGTAGTTGGAATGTGGGGCCCGTGTAATCCCCAGTCCAGAGAGCGATACGGTCAAAGTTCACGAAGGAAAACCCGGGGAATTCCCGTGTGTCCTTCGTGGCCGGAGTTTCGGGGTAACCCATCGTCAGGTGAGGAGTCCAGTCGGGGAACTGATCTGTCGAAAGGAAACCCTTCGAAATAACAGGGTCGGCGAGGAGCTGACTTCGGAAAGTGGCGACGTGCTTAGACCACTTCTTGTTGAAGAACAGCACGTCGGCATCCTTGGGGCCGAGTACTCCTCTGTTTACGACTTCGAGTCCGAAGCGCGAAAGAAGAGATGCCGCATGCTGGACGTACTCCGTGATGTGCACCATCTCGTCGCTGGTGTACGGGTAGTCGCCCAGATACAGAAGTGTCAGGTGAGGTTCCTTCTCACTCGAAAACTTCCGGACCGGATCATCCTCGGCGGGGAGGGCGACGATAACGGTCGAGTGGTTGCTCACCACCATGTGTCTGACGTCACCGCCGGTTGCGGATCGGGGTCCACCCATGAGTCTCCCTCCCTCACGACATTGAGCCGCCATTCGAGTTCGGCGATCTGCTTGTTCATCGAGTCGATGACGAATGACGTGCTCGGCGGGTCGAACAAGAGGCGAACCCGGAGATAGACGTAAGTCCGTACCGAGTTCATCCTCTTGTCCGTGACGAAGTCGTCCCACGTGGCGGTGGAATCGTCTATCTCGAAACCACCTGCTGGCCCGACGCCGAGCTGATCGAGAACCGAGAACACGGAGTTGATGTGAAGCACGATGTCGACGTCGAACGATGTATCGCTGTCAGCTATGCCAAGAATCTTCTTGACGCTGTTCAGTACGCTCTGTGCCACGTAGGACACCTCCTCTCATTTTGACGGTTTAGCGCCGCCTCTCGTTCACCAGGTGGTTGACCTCACGCTGGACGGTCGCCGGGTCGTAGCCCGCGGCCTGCAGCTTCTTGGATCGCTGGGGGTCGTCGCCCCACAGGCCGCGGTAGACCTCGTCGGCGAGCTGCTTGTAGGTCTTGCGGCCCTTGGGGCCGGTGGCGACATGGTCGCTCTGGAGCAGACGCTCGACTTCGGCCTGAACCTTCGCCGGGTCGAGGTGAGCCGCCAGCAGCTTTCGGACTCGCTCTGGGCCGTTGCCCCAGTTGCCCTTCTCGACGATCTCCTTGGCGACCTCAGCCACCGTCAGCTTGGTGGGGTTGGAGGGGGCCGGGGAGGAAGGGGAGGGCTTCTGGTAGCTTCCGGCGAAGAACAGCGCGTGGACGTGGTCCATGTGGTTCTCGGTCGGGCTGCCTCGGTCGGCCATCTTCCGGACGACACCGGGGGAGGTGACGGTCGACGTGATGTGCTGTTCCCAGATCACGTGCTGGAGGCGGAGGCGCTTGCGGTTGGTCCAGATGTAGTTCCGGACCCACTGGCCCGCGGCGTGGTTGTGGACCATGAAGTCCAGGGCCCGGCCGCTGTGGTGCTCGGGGTTTCCGGCGTTGCCGTCGTAGCCCCACATGTACCAGATCTCGTGCCCGGCCTTCTTGGCCGCGTCGAAGACCTCGCGAGAGATAGACTTCGTGGCGGCTTCGACCTTGCCGAGCTTGGCGCTGACGGTCTCGTAGCTGGCGCTCATGCCTGCGTCTCCTTGCTGTCGGTCTCTTCGGCGTCGAAGTCGGCGTCGTCGAGGTTCGCGTCCGTGCTGTCGTCGAGGTCGTCGAGGTTCTCGACGCAGGGACTCGTGTCGTTCTTCGGAGCTGCCATGCGTTCCTCCTGTTACCAGAGTTTCGTGTCGCCAGGCTTTCGGTCGACGAGTGGACGCGGAAGCATTCTCTCGTCACCGTAGTGAATGGCGTTGTGGGTGTTGTGAGTTACAGTGATCAGATTCTCAGGGTCGAGAATACAAGGATCTCCGGACTCGATCTGCTGCAGCGTGATCGGGTTCAGGTGGTGAATGAAAAGACCACTGTGAATCTCGTAGCCTTCGATGCCGAGGTCGCACCCGTTGTCTCGGACGATGATTCCATGGCGAGCATTACGCCATTCGGTCGATCGGTAGAATGCTTGGTTGGCCCACCGGTCGAAACCGAAAGTCGATTCGCCGACATTCCCCCGGAGGGCTAGGTAGCGATAGCGTTCCACGAACGTCTCGAAGCGGCGGAGTCTGGAATAAGTCCTATGCATCCTCGTCGTCTTCGAGCTCTTCGGGGGCGCGGCCTTGGTAGCCACGGAAGGCGTCCATCGCCTTCACGTACATCGCTTCCAGACGCTGAGTAGAAGCCATGGCTTCGATCTTGGCCTTCTGGAGTTCGACCTCTCCTCGCAAGCGTTCTTGTTCCACTTGTTCGCGGGAAGACCCGAGCTTAAGGAAGTGAGTGATCACCTGGGCTGAAGCGGAGCCGTCTTCGAGCTGCCTTTCGGCAAGTCGTTCGGCCTTCGCGATCAGTCGGCTCTCCCGAGCCTCGGGAGTTGTGTCGGGCTTCCGACGGCTTCTGCTTGTCTCAGCTGAAGGAACACTTCTGCGATTGACAGGCACAGTTTACAACTCCTTTCGGTAGGGTTCATGACAAGAAAACTGAGGCTTCGCCTGGGGATTCCTCGCTGCGGCGGATGCCACTGCCCAGAGTTTGATGCGAGGAACCCCCGGGGAAAGCCTCAGGGGGCAAAAACTTTGCCCAAAAGTCCCGCCGGGGCTATTTTTGGTGGTCGGGCGATCCATAGGGGGGTCAAATTTGGGAGACCCCTCCCCCCGTACCTTGATCGGGCAGGCAAAAACAGAGAAGACCTGTAGCCAAACCGTGTGGCGGCCCGAGATCAGTTGGGGGAAGACCCAGTATTGGTCGGGGGGATCGACCATCTGAATCAGAACTGATCTCGGACCTGTCACGGGAAGTAGCTAGGACTCAGGAGTCTGAGGTTCCGAAGGCTTCGCTACCTTGATGTGAACACCCGAAAGATTCTCACGAACGATCTCGTCGATTGCGTCCTCAGTCGCTTGATCGTCGACCTGATCGATCTCTCCGTTAGTTGTCCGAGCTACTCGGGCAAGGAGGGAGAGGGAGTGGTAGTTCTCATGGGTGTCATACGCCAGCCAGTCATCCCACTGTGTCCATGGATTGAACTGGTTGTCACTGGTACTGAGCATGTGCTGATCACTCATGATCCCTCACCTGCCAGTGCGGATCGGAGCGTGTCCACCGAGACACCGAGCTGATCGGCTACCTCAGCAAGCGTGTGCTTAGGCAGACCTGTGCTCGGTGACTCGAGGAGCATGAGCTTGGCTCGGTCCAGGTCAGTAGTACTCATGCTCGACTTCTCTCGAGGAGTAGCCAAAGCCTTGACCTTCTCCACGTCAGTGTTGTCCAGGATCTGGTTGAGCCTGCTCTTGGTGATGGCACCAGCCTGGATTGCTTCCCACTCACGTGGTTCGATCTTGACCAGATCCTTCTTTGCACCCACACGTACACGCGCATCCTGAAGTTCTTTCGAACGCAGCTTCTTCATCTCTGCTGGGTCCATGTCAGGCTGGGCGTCCTTCCTCAAACGGTACCGGGCATTAGCAATCACCTGGGCCTGTCGTTCGAGGGGTGCGTTACGAAGAGCATCCCGTAGCTTGGCGTCGAGCATCCTGACTTCTGGCGCATACGCCTTGTTAGCAGAGGGGGAGTACTCGATGTCCTTGGCCTTGTACTGGGCCTTACGAGCCTCATTGGCAAGGTTCTTCAACCTGTTCGAGTGATCAGCGTAGATCACCTCAATCGGAGTACGAGCATCCGATACAAGCGAATGCGCATCGTCAGTGAGGGCTAGCTTCTCGATCTTGATGGTCTTGGGCTTGCCGTTGTAGTACTCGGTTCCTGTTTCTACGTAGACCCGCTTACCAGTGAGTGGGTCGATCGGGCCGCCTTCCTTCGCAGGACGGGGCTTACGATCCAGGATGCGTGCCTCAGAGCCAGCCCTGGAGATCAGGGTTGACGCGCCGCCCTGAGGACCCCTCTGATACTTCTTCATGAGTTGCGAGATGCCGTTGTCCCGAGCCGAGGCTTTCCAGTCAAGGCCGTGCTTCTCCGCATCGATGACCACCATTGAATGGCGGACGGCCTGAGCAAGCTCATCGTTGGGTGCGCCCTTGATGGTCATGTCAGTGATGAGGTTGGACACGAGGCCCATCTGCATAGCCTTGGTCTTGGCGTTCATCTTGGGGACTGAACTGCCCTCAGGGATCTTGTACTTCTGAGGATCAAACCCCTTAAGACCCTCAAGAGCAGGCTCGGTCTGGATCTTCCCGTGGTTGTTAGGAATGACCAGAACCGTGTCGCCATCGAAGTCCGCACCAGAAAGGCGTTCGGCAACACTGCTGTGAATGCCGATAGCGTCAGGCGCGTTACCAAGAAGCTTCTTCGCCTCGGCATGCCGGTTGTTGACCGTCAGTTCGGGGATCTCGAACTTGCC